TGATTCCTTCTTGCGCCACTGCGAGAAGCAGATTGCCAGCCGTTGTGGGTTGTCGGGGTATTCTTCCTTGAGTTCGCTCATGCAGCGCGAGACGAATTTCTGCTTCTCCTCGTCCTCTCGCGGCTTCGGCAGCGGCATATCTGTCCCTTCGCAGGCAAAGAAAAAGCCCGACATTTCGTCGGGCGACAAAGCGCACGATGACGTCGGGCCACTAAGGGCACTAGCTATTCAATTGTTAAATGCAGCTTATATCAGGCTATCGGAGTTGTCAATACCCCGTTCTGTACGACTACGGCAGTCTTGCAGCGTGGACAATCAAACCGCGCACCACTCACATCATGCCCTAGAAGCCGATTGCAGTTCGGACACCTCGCCTCCACCACCACCTTCCCCTCTTCCGCTGGCTCAGGCAACGCAGGCATCACCGGCGCAATAGACGGTGGTGGCTCAGGCGGCTCTTCTAAGTTCTCCCGCTGCGTCGGCACGATGTTTGCTGGGATGAGGAATGTCCCTTCCTTCGGGTCGGGGTCAAGCCCAATGGCGTCGCGCCCTTCTTCCCAGGACTGAAGGCCGGCCTGGACATTCTTCCTTACACGATCATGGACTTTATCAACCTCTTCCTGCAGCGCCTCAATACTAGAATAATCAAAGGCTACTTCATCTACGCCGCCGAACTCTGGCGTCAAAGATAAGTTAAGAGTCCCCGCAAGGTCGGACAAGAGCGGCACCATTGTCGTCTTCCAGAATGTTTCTCTATCCATGCGTTTGTTCGCATATGAACTTGACTCATAACCTATTTCTAGGCCGACGATTGAGCCGGGGATTCCGAAGGCCATTGCTATACGTGCTTCCGTTGTAGCATTGATCTCTTTCGGTAATGCATCACGCAGGCCACGACTCAGGCCAAGTTGTTGGTAGGTTGACTTTGCCTGATCCATGATGAGCATCTCGTGGAAACCGCTGGGGCCAAACTGGCGGCGAAAGCGCTCACGGATTTCAGTCTTAGCTTTGTCTGACAACTTATTCTCTACTGTGAGAATAGAGGCTGGTCCAGCACCGCCAGATTCAAAGAACGAACTCAAGAAGGTCTGCATATAGCCGTCGATCTTTATGCGGTCTATAACAGGCAGCAAGGGAGGCATCCCATAATAATCATTAAGGGGATGAGCCGTCTTGAAATGAATGATGTCCTCGAAGGGATAAACAGTCTTTGTGCTACCCGTGTTATATTCATAGCCAGCGATGAACTTGCCGGGCTCAGGAATTACCCGCACTCTTTCAGGCCGAAGCCGCCACAATTCGCCCACAACGCCATTGAACGGCCCACCCTGGATCCGCGCTTTGAGCAGATAGGCATTACCAGCAATGCAGCGATCCCGTTCAACCATTCCCCAGAAATAGTTGCGGGAACTAAAGGGATTAGGATTATTAAACAGCCGCATCATAGGATGCCCTGGGGTGTCCTTATAATAACCGTTCTTAATCATCCGTGCTTGAATGTCAAGTATTGGAATACCCCGTGAACGAAGGCGTGTCTCTTCCGCCCGAATCTCTGGACTATTACGCTGCCAGCGCCGTCCTATGATATAAGGTTCAGCCGCCGAAGTTGCCAACATCTCTATACAGGCGAAGGCAATGCCGTTCTGCATATAGGCTTTAGCGAACGCCTGAAAGCCTGCCTCTGGTGACATAGCCAATTGTTGTTGCCAATATGAGCTTATTGGCGGCATGGCCGTTGAGGGCCGGCGCACCACAGCCCAGAAGGTGTCAGCTATTGTGCCCATCGTCGGGCTCCTCTCTGCCGGTCTTCACCATCAATCGCACTAGCCCATCTGCACAAAGAATCCAGCCATGCACTTCCCATGTCTCGCCTTTCGGTATGGTGATGGGCGGCTCTAGCAATTCCCAACCTGGTAGAGTGGCAATATAGGACTCCAAGGCCTCTTCCGATTCCTCGCCCATTTCATATCCCCCTCGCTCCCTCGAACACTGCCCACGCGATCCCGGCCGCGCCGGCCAAAAGCACCAGCAGCAGGCCCACCACCAGCACGCCCACGAGCGCGACGGCGATGATCTTGGCGTCGTCGGCGTCGACGATGGCGGTAAGGGCGCGAACGACTCTAGACAAAGTATACCCCCGCTTCTTCCTCAGCCTTGGCCCCTGCCGCTATCGCGTCGTTCCGCGCTTCCCAGGACAGGACAGCCGCCATCGCCGCGTCGATCTTGAACGGCGAGTCTGGGCGTTCCTTCTGAATTACCCATAGGTGGGCGCCTTCAGCATCACGCAGATTCAGCGTTCGGCGGCAGGCGTTCCCGATGTGTCGCGATAAGTCTTCGTTGCTATCATGCGACAACTCACCCGCTTGGATAGCAGTATTGAAGGCCCGTAGTGCATAGGCCATCTGGGATAGACGGCCTGTATACCAGGCGATGACGCGCTTCTCGCCCCATTCGCCAGCCCATCTCGCCAGCGTAGACTCCCACCAGCGCGGATCACAGTATGCCCGCCACACCTGCCAGCGCCCGAAGGCTTCGTGCATCACGGCGTCCACCTCGGCTTCGGGTATCTCCCAGTTATCTTTTGCTGTAGGCGGCTTCTCCCATAGGCCGATAAGGGACTGGTGGCCCGTCTCCACCTCGGTCATAACAATGGCCGTGGCATCATCAAACCGTGAACCGTCGAAGCCCAACGTCACAAGCGCACCGTCGGGAATAAGCCGCGACTTTGCCAACGCCCGCCACTCATCTATGTCAAATGCCTTGTCGGAAGCCTGGACTAAACGGTTGAGCCATAAGCGTTCTAGCTCAGCCTTGTCCGTCGTCGGGTCACGCCATTGATCTACGATGCCCTCGATGTCTGACCAATCAGCCACGGGCCCAGACGCCTCGATGACGGCGGCCCGTATGCCGTCTGTCGTTGTTAGATCGTGGTGATCCGATGCCTCGCGGTGGAAGAAGAAGAGCTTACTATCCTGTAGGTGCCCATCGTTGACAGCCCGCGCGTAGTCCATCGTCGCTTCGGCCACAGAACCCTCGCCCGGCGTCGGCGCCGTCGTCACTTCCAGTGCCCACGGGTCGGCGAGCAGCCGCTTGGGAAGGTTGGCAAGCATGATCCGATGGGCTTTCTTCAGGCGGTCTAGAGTGAAACGGTGAGTCTCGTCAAAGACCTCAAAGGTGGTCCGGGCACCGTCGCGGGCCGCTGGGGCCGTGGCCAGGGCCACGGCCTTACCGTCGCCCTTCTTTCGCAGGATGCGTTCCAGGCCCAGATCGAAGTCATTCGCCAGCGGCCCCTCGCCCAGCACCACGAGCAGAGTCCCGTAACAGAGTTCCTCGCTCTGCTCTTCGGTATAGGCCACGAGCGGGATGTAGGGGTCCTTGACAGGGCCACCGATGGGCTGCCCGCGCTTGTCCCAGCCGACGCATCGCACCGGAGCCTCGGGGTGGAGCTCACAGGCGGCGATCCAGGCGGCGAGTTCTGTCTTGGCGCTGCCCTTACGGAGCGACCAGCCCACTCGCCGGAAGCGGCGCCGCCCGGCCTGTTCATGGCCTTGGGGGAACACCTCATAGGCCCGATAAATAAGCGCCCGCTTCTCATCGTCCAGGCGGGCAGGTTCGCCACGCAAGTCGCCAGGGCCGTGGACAAGGTTCTGAGTAATGAACTCACAGACTTGCGGCCCAAGGGTAGGCCACGGCTCCTCTTCGAGAGAGGGCACGCAGAGGATGGTCAAGAAGTCACCACCCAGATGATAAGCCAAAACTCAATAGCGAAGGCCAGGCATACGAACACAAGGGTTATGTCATCTAGGATTTCTTGTCTCACTTAACCATCCTCAACAGGTTTCGCGGGTCTCCACCCACGTCTACTACCGGCTGCCGCTTCTTCGTCACGGCTTCAACCTTCTCGATCTCCCACTGAAGACGGCGCCGGGCGATAGGTGTCAACCCATACTCGGCCTGCTGTTGGCGTATCTCTGAGGCCAGGTTTGTTGTCGGGTCTACCCAGAAGCGATCAACCAGGACGGCCAGCCGGAAGAGGCCGTGAATGTCAGACTTGATGAACTCAGGTGCCATCGGCGAGTGCCATACGTCCTTCCACCATTCCCGTGTCATCGTCTGCCACTCTCTCTCGTTCGGCAGGCTTGGTGCTCGCTTCCGCGTGTATGGCGAGAGCTTCGCCGCCGTCGAGGTGCGATTCTTCCGTTGCCGAAGGTGGGCGGGCTTAGGTGCTGGGCCCGGCATGGCATACTCCCCCCGCTTTTAGTATCGCTTGCTACTGAAAAGGCGAAAAACAAAGCAAATTTCGGGCCTCGTATCTGGGCACCTCAACCCGTAGATACAAAAAACAACC